GCTGGTGGAGATGCTCAAGCCAATGGTGGTTACTTTAGTGGTGGCGGGGGCGGTGCTAGTGCTGCCGGAGCAGATGGTTCAACTTCTGGCTCTACCTGCGGTGCTGGTGGTGCTGGCAAACTATTTACTGGTTTTGAGGCTTATGGCACAACGTCAGGCAATGTAGCGTCTTCCGGAAGTAATGGCGGTTATTTTGGAGGCGGGGGCGGTGGTGGTGGAAATGGAACTCCCGGCGCTGGTGGCGTAGGTGGGGGTGCTGTTGGTAAGGGAGGCACAACTGCGGCAGATAATGGTCTAGCCAATACAGGCGGTGGTGGCGGAGGCGTGGCTGACAATACGGGAGGTACTGGCGGTTCCGGTATTGTTATTGTTAAGCAGGCGGATCAATACCTCGATATGACTCTAGTATCAAATGCACAAACTGCCCAAAGCGCACCAACAACAGGTGATCTTGTAATAACTTATACAGACGGCGCAGGTACAGCGACTGTAAATACTGATATTAAAGCATACATAAGCAGGAATGGTTCAGCCTACACAAGCGCAGTAACACTTGTGTCTCAAGGAACAACCGGAGGGCATACCATATTAACTGCTAATGGTGTTGACCTTTCCGGCATAACTACCGGTACATCAATGCGCTGGAAAATAGAAACCCTGAATCAAGCGGTAGGTAAACAAACAAGAATCCAAGCAGTATCACTAGGATGGTCATAATATGAGTTATGTAGGAAACAAACCACCTTTTATAACCCTTCCCGCTGATGATTCTGTCACCAGCGCGATGATGGTGGATGGCACACTTGTTGATGTCGATGTAAATGCAAGTGCCGCAATAAATGCGACAAAAGTTGCAGACGGTTCGGTAACTAGCACAGAATTTCAATACATAAACTCATTAAGTTCTAATGCTCAGACACAGATTACGGCAAGATTGCCATTGGCTGGTGGAACAATGAGCGGAGAAACGATCTTTGCGGATCAGCTAGTAACAAGACCTGAGTTTAAGGATTATGGTGAAACAGTAAATGCTATTGGTGCAACTGGTGGCGGGAGTCAATCTATTGACCTTACGGCGGGAAATGTTGTAACCGCTACACAGACTGTATCAGCAACGACTTATACATTTGATAACCCATCTGATACTGGTTCGAGTTGTGCATTCACGTTAATACTTACTAATGGTGCATCTAATAGCGGAACAGTTTGGCCTACTGCTGTAGATTGGGCTGGTGGAACTGCACCCACGCTAACATCATCTGGCATTGATATACTCACTTTTATCACCATAGACGCAGGCGCTATATGGTACGGCTTTGCTGGTGGTTTAGATATGCAATCACCATAATAGTAGGGGGTAGACTATGCCATTAGGAGCAGAAAGAGCGGTTTTGTTAGGCTCTGGTTCAAATACTTATGCCATTGAAATCCTTATTGTTGCCGCAGGTGGTGGGGGAGGTAGTGACCATCGAGGCGGTGGAGGTGGCGGTGGTGGAATAGTTTATGATGCAGACTATTCTACAGCACCAACAATAGAATACGATCTTACTATTGGTTCTGGCGGTTCTGCCAACGGAGTTGGTAATAACTCTGTTTGGAATGTGAACGCAGAGGGAGGTGGTATTACCTTTACCGCTAATGGTGGTGGTGGTGGTCAAGGTGTTGATGGAGGCTGTGGCTCTGGCTGGTTTGGCGGGACACTAGGTTCTGGAGGCTCTTCAACACAAACATCCCCAACTGGCGCTACAGGTTATGGCAATGATGGTGGAGATTCTGCGGCTGATGCTGGTGGTGCTGGTGGTGGTGGCTCAAATGCTGTTGGTGCGACACATAATGCATCGTGTGGTGGTGCTGGTGGTGCAGGTAAATTATTCTCTGGTTTCGTACTTGCTGGTACAACCTCTGGTAATGTTGCTTCCGATGGTACTAATGGTGGCTATTATGCTGGTGGTGGAGGAGGAGGAGGCTTTAATATAACTTGTTCTCCTGTAGCTGGTCCTGCTGGAGTTGGTGGAGGTGGTATTGGAGCCGCTTATAATCCTGATTCAGCTTCTGGGGTTGGAATGACAAATACAGGAGGTGGCGGAGGCGGTCGCGCACATGATGGTACAAGTGGATCAGCCGGAGGATCAGGAATAATTATTATACGTTATGCTGGCGCTCAAGTTGGATCAGGTGGTACGGTAACAAGTTCTGGCGGTTATACATATCATAAATTTACTAGTAGCGGAACGTATACAGGATAGGTTAAATATGGCTAGGCATTTTGCAGAGATAGATCAATCTGATACTGTTATACGAGTTATCGTGTCTGAACCGGAGTATATAAATAGCGGTAGAGTAGGAAATCCCAGTAATTGGGTGGAGTGTTTCATGGATGAGTATGTTGAATCAGATGTTCCCTTACCAGTTCCGATAAGAGCCACCAATACTAAGAAAATGTATCCCGGTATAGGGAATAAGTATAATTATAATGCGGAGGTATTTCATCTTAAGCAACCTTATCCTTCATGGAGTATAGATGAAAATTATGATTGGCAATCTCCAATTCCGAAACCAGAACAGGTGGAATATGATGGTAATAACATTCCTCTCCCGTGGATTTGGAATGAAGGCACACAATCTTGGGTAAATTGAGTCACGTGGTAGAGGAATAAACTATGGCATTAGAAAATGTAGACTTTGTAACAGAATTAGTCCAGGCAAACCCTCCGGGTACGGACGTTATAGCTGAAGGCGATAATCACATTAGGCTTATAAAGAAAGTCCTAAAGCTAAGTTTTCCTGATGTGGATCAGCAATCTGCGACTATTATCGTAAAGACCACAGCCCCTTCAACTCAGATAAAGGGTACGATCTGGTACGATACTACTACTAATCTGCTCAAGATAAACACAGCAGATGATGCAGCTACGGCATCATGGGTGACAGTAAATGCTGGTGCGCCTTGGGCATCGTCTTCCCCCGCTTCAAATGCCTGTTTTAGAGCGAACAGAAACGGTGTGTCTCAGACAATGGCTTCGACCACTGCCTACCAGAGACTAGATTTTACCCATGAAGACTTTGATGAAGGTAATGGTGGAAGTGATGGGGGGCATTTTGTAGTGGAGTCTGGGAGCGGAGGAACAGCTAACGAGAGTAGGTTTGTAGTTCAATCTAGCGGTGCTGGTAAATACTTATTCCATCTTTCTGTCCTAGAGGGGGCTGGTTCTGGGGATGATGATGTTATCGCAATTTATAAAAATGGTTCTGTTGAGGCTTATTTAAGTGCATTTGCTCAATACGGTGCTGTTTATGGGAGTGTTGTTCGTACTATGCAAGTAAGTTGTATCGTCGATGCTGCTGCTGCTGACTATTTTGAAGCATATTACCAAACAGAGCATAGTATTGTTGCTGTTGGGGGGAGTAGGTTTTCTACGTTTTTTGAGGGGTACAAAATAGTCTAATGCCTCTAGTACCTATAAATGATGTTGGAAAGGTAGGCATAATAAGGGATATTCCTGCGTACAGTCTTCCACCTAATGTCTGGAGCAATGGGAACAATGTAAGGTTTCTTGATAACGGTGTAAAGAAATGCGCTGGCTATGAAGAGGTCTTTGCTACCCTTCCCTTTGCAGCTTACCAGACCATTCCCTTCTTAGACAATGGCGGAAACTATTGGTGGATAGCCTTTGGCCTGAAAAATGCTGCTGTATGGGATGGGACTAACTGGCTTGATATTACTCGACAAGCAACGGGTGAACTGGATGGAGCGTTGTCAGCCTCCGCCATAACTATAGTCTTGGATGACTCCTCTGCTTTCCCCAATGCTGGCACTATTGCTATCGGAACTAATGAAACAGGTGATGCCACGACTAACCTCTACGAGGAGATCACTTATACGACAAATACTATTGGAACAAATACCCTAAGTGGTTTAACCGTAGTCAATGCTCATCCAAATAACGAGATCGTAACACCCGTAGGAACAACCGCTACTGGTGATAATCTTTATAACGCCACGAATACAGAGAATTGGAGAGCAACCATTCTCAACGGGCTAATGGTTGCAACCAATGGTTATGACACAGCCCAGATGTGGCCTTTGGTTAGCGGAGTTCCAAGCAAAACAGTGCCTTTAAGGGAGTTGAAGAACTGGCAAACAACGTCGCATAAATGTAAGTCCATCTCAGCCTTCAGGACATTCCTTGTAGGGTTGAACTGGCAGATTGATGGTGACGAATACCCCAACATGGTCAAGTGGTCTACTGAAGCGTCTGCTTTAAGTCCTCCAAATACATGGGTAGAGAGCGATCCCACCCTTGACGCTGGCGAGTACCAACTCACTGATACTCCCGGCAAAATAGTAGATGGGCTTCCATTCGGAGATTCCTTTCTAATATACAAGGAAGACTCTATCTACATTATGAACTATGTTGGAACACCCTACATATTCTCCTTTAAGTTGTTATCTCCCACTATAGGACTACTTGCCAAGAATGCTGTGGCTGAGTTCGAGCAGGGTCATTTCTTTGTAGGAAACTCTGACTGCTATGTTACAAATGGACAGCAGGTTACGGCGTTACTTCCCGGTAAACTACGCAGGGAGATGTTTTCCGACCTTAACGGAGATAACTACGAGAAAGTTTTTGTAGCCGCTGACTATACCAGGAATGAAATGTTAGCCTGTTACCCAGCAGGTATTTCAACGATTCCAAACAAAGCACTGATTTGGAACTGGAAAGATAACACGTTCTCAATTAGAAGTATCCCCGATCTTTACGACATAAACTCTGGTATAGCTGTAGTATCGACCGGTGCAACGTGGACCGGAACAGCAGGAACATGGAATGCTGCGGCTGGGATATGGGGTCAGGGCAACTACGACAGTGTTCTGAAAACTCTTGTGTTTGTAAAGCCAGATTTCAAAGCAACAATAAGCGGGGCTACAAAAGCTGAC